AATCGAGATTGCCGTAGCCGGCGGCCAGACCTTCGATCTCGCCGTCATCGGCCAGGGCCTTGGCGTCCAGCACGAAGTCCAGCTCGCTCATTGGGGACCTCCTGGGGTGGTTTGGATCTGTTGCTGACCGGCCTGCGTGATCGGCACGTTCTGCATCTGCATGCGGGGCTCATCGCCGCCCTCGACGGGTGGCAGGTTCTCGAGGCTGCGCACTTCGTTGATGGTCATGACGCCGTTGGTCAGCATCAGCTGGTAGAAGCTGGCCCGGGCGGCGCTGTCGGCGCGCAGCAGGCCTTCGAGATTGAACTCGATGGTGATGCCGGCCAGCCGGTCGGCAACCGAAAGGAGCTGCTTTTCAAGCGCCTGTTCGATGCGTTTGAGACGCCGGCGCAGGGTGAATTTCTGGAACCCCAGGGTCTGTTGTTCGAGCCCGGTGCCCCAGCTGGTGGTCTTTTCGGTATGGCCGACCATGAAGGGCGGGACGCCGAAGAAGCGGCAGACTTCCTCCACCGAGAAGGCCCGGCTTTGCAGCATCTGGGCGTCTTCGGGGCTGATCGAGAGCTGGACCCAGTCCATGCCCCGGTCGAGCAGCATCGGCCGCCCGGCGTTGATCGCGCCGGCAAACTTCTCCTGCAGCAGCTCCTCGGCCTGCTTCCTCTGGTCGATGGTCAGGGTGTCGGCAGTCTTGAGGAGCCCCGATGGGCGCACCCCATTGCGGAAGGTGTCGCCCGAGGCGCGTTCGATAGCCTGGGCCAGACCGAAGCTCTGGCGGCCGGCGCTCAATGTGGAGAGCCCGCCCAGCGGATTTCCGCCAAAGCCGCGGATGTGCAGCACCCGCTCCTGGCCTGCGATGATGCGCCGGCCCTGATCGACCCACTCATATTCCAGAGCCCCGGTATCGAGGCGGCGGACCGTGACCAGTTCGGGCGTGATCGGCACGCCCAGCGCGATGATCCGGCCATTACGGGCCCGGACCACCTCGGCATAGGCATTGCCGTGCAGTTCCAGCGAGGCGCAGACGAACTCCCAGAAATCCAGCGCCGTCTGGTCGGCATTGGGGCTGTCGTGAAGGATGCGGTAGAGCGGATGGTCGCTCGCCACCGTGCGAGCGCCGCCGCGGGTGCGGTAGACCATCAGCGGCAGTGACGCGATCGTGCCCGCCAGCAGATTGACGCAGGCCCAGGCCGCCGCCAGCCCCAGCACCGAGGCGGTATTGACCGTCTCGCCGCTGGAGATCGGGACACTGCCCAGCGCCCGGTAAAGACGCGGGTCGGTCAGGCCGATGGAGCGCGCCAGATAGCTGACGGCCTTTTGAAGAAGGTTCACGCGGCCAGGCTCTTGAGCCAGTCGTCGATCGTCGCGCCCGTGTCGCTGGCCATGGCTGCTCCAATCGCCATGCAAAGCGCCACGGCTGCGTCGATCTTGTTGGTGGCCCTCTGTTTGGAGAGCCAATAATTGTCCCAGCGGTCGGTCTCGATGACCGCCGACATGATCGCCGAAATCAGCACCGGGCTCTTCTGCAGCCGGATGCGGCCCTCGAGCATCATCTCTTCGAGCTGGCGCACCGAGCCTGGCATCCACAGGCCCTGCGGCTCGCGGTCGGCGCTCTTGGCGGCCAGTTTCATGGCCTCGGTGGGCTTGCCGCGCTTGGTGCCGCCCTGCGGATGTTCGACGAACTCCAGATTGAGCCCGACCTCGGCGATGTCTTCCTCGAACCGGCGAAAGGCGTAGCGGTCGTAGGCGACCATCTGGACGTCATAGTCGCGGTCGTATTCGGCGAGCGCCTGGGCGACCTGCCGGAAGTTGATGTTCTCTCCCTGCGGCGCGTTCAGGAAACCGTCCCGCACCCAGACCGGATATGGCTGCTTGTCGCGCAGCGCCCGGGCGCTAAGCGTGTCGCCGGGCGTCCAGGCCTCGATCCAGGCGTCAAAACAGGGTTTGCCGTCCCGCTCGCCGGTCCTTTGAACGGCGGCGAGCGCGGTGATGTCGCGGTTCTGGCTGAGGTCGAGTCCCAGCCAGACTTTTGCGCCCGGAGTGGGCGTGATTTCGCAGAGCAGCGGCTCCAGTGTCGCCCGGGTCATCCAGGCTGTCTCGGCGTCGGTCCAGACGCAGAAGTGAAGCCGCAGGATGCCGTTGAGCTGGCCCGGGATGGACCTGGCCTGGGCTACCACCTCGGAGAGGTATTCGGCCGTGATGGTCACGCCCAGCAGCGGGTTGGCCTTGATCCAGCAGTCCGGGTCGGTCAGCGGATCATCGCCGTCGTCGAGGGCGCAGACGTAGGAAAAGGTCGTGTCGTCCAGGACCTCGCCCAGATAGGTGGGGTCGGTCAGGGCGTCGATATTGCCGGCGGCGACCTTGACCGCGTGTTCGTGTTCCTCCCAGGCGACCGAGTTTCGGTCCGAGCCGGAGTTGGTGATCATGAACAGCAGCGGCTCGCGCCGAAACTTGAAGCCGCGCTCCAGCATCTCGATGATCGAGCGGTCGGGCAGCTCGTGGATCTCGTCGGCCAGCACGAAGTACGGCCGAGGGCCCGAGCCGGTCTTGCCGGTATCGCGCGAAACCGGCCGGAAGAATGAGCCCGATCCATGGTGGGCGATGTTGAACTCGCGCCCGGGACCGCCTGAGAACTCTAGCCGCTTGGCCAGGGCCGGCGACTGGCGCACCATCTTCACCGCGTCGGAAAACAGGATGCCGGCCTGTTCGCGCTTGGCTGCCGCCGCATAGATCTGGGCCCCGGCTTCGCCCGCGGCGGTCATGCCAAACAGGCCGATGCCGCCGGCGACCGGGGATTTGCCGTTGCCTTTGCCCTGCTCGATATAGGCCCGGCGAAACCGGCGTCGTCCGTCGGAGCGTTTCCAGCCGAACAGCGAGCCGATGATGAAGGCCTGGCTGGGTTCCAGATGGAAGGGCTGGCCCTCGAACTGGCCCTCAGAGAGCTTGAGCACCTCCTCGAAGAAGCCGAAGGCATGGGCCGCAGCATCGGGATCAAACCTGATGCCGTCGGAGCGTTTCAGGTCGTCCAGATGCCGGCGGCAGGCGTTGCGAACATGGGGCCCGGCGACGATCTCGCCGGCGATCACGGCCCTGGCATAGGCGCTGGTGCGGTCAGCCGAAGAAGCGGTCGGCCGGCGTGTTGTTCCCGCTCTCTTGCTGGGGACTTCATACTTCGGTCCCATGCAAACTCTCGAAATTAGTCAGTCTGGATCTAAAGCGCGCCAGCTTCTCTCCGCCCATTTTTCGGCCTGATTTTTCAGCTCATAACTCAGGTCCGATAGGTGCTCGGCATTGTGCTTGAGTTCGTCTGATAGGCGCATCAGCTCAGCGACCGTTTGACGGCCCCCTTCGTATGGAATCGCGTCAAGATTGTCCAAAACCAACAACGTGATGCTTAGAAGATCGCTCAGGGACTCGAACTTGTTGTAATGTCCGCTACTGTATCCAAAGTGGTGGTCGTCAAGTTTGGATTGCGAGAGAGCTGACCGAAGGTTGTTGAGGCCGCGCCACTTCTTTTCTTCGTATGCTTCCGGCCCCAATGACACATCATAGCTCCCATATCTGAAGCCTATTTGTATCACTTCACTCAAAGCCGAAAAAGCGGTCGGCGGGGTCGGTGTTTTGGTCCGACGCCTGGGTTTCGATGCGGGTTCTGGCACTGGGCGTCATCCCGAACTCGGCGGCGTATCGCATCATGTCGGAGGCGGCCTTGTTGGCCGTCCCCACGAGCGGGTTCTGGATGGCGTTGCCGTTGGAGGTCTTGATCATCAGGCCTCCGGTCAGCTGGTCCTTCTCGGCCATCTTGGCGATCGCGCGTTCAGCCTGGACCCAGCGGCCATAGGCCTGGGCGTAGGCGGCGAGCGCAGCGCGATCGACCTCGGAGAGAAGCCCGATCTTGTGCAGCCAGCTGGCCACCCGGTGCCATTCCTCCAGCGCATCGGCGGTCAGGTGCGGCGGCGGATCTGGCAGAGCCGGAATGGTCTTTGCCTCTTTGCGGTTAAGCGGCCGCTTGCCGCGGTTGCCCTCGATCAGTTTCAGATGGGTCGGCTTGGGTTTGGTCCCGGGTTTCACTGGGGCGGTCCTTCAACTATGCGTCACACCCAGCGGGCTCCTGCCTCCGCGCCAAGGTCGCCATGATTTTTGCCCTGTTCCTTCTTGCCGCTGCCTCGGCTCAGCCCGTGGGCGAGACCTTCACCTGCACGCCTACCCGGGTGTGGGATGGCGACGGCCCGATCTGGTGTGCCGAAGGACCGCGTATTCGTCTGGCCGGGATTGCGGCCCGGGAAATGGATGGCAGCTGCAGTCGCGGACATCCCTGTCCGTCTGCCTCGGCGGTCCAGGCCCGTGATGCCCTCGTCAGGCTGATAGGCCAGCGCGTTGGCGTCCATTCTCAGGGACATATCCTGGTGCGCGGTCCTGCCTTGACCTGCCGGTCTGAGG